GGGTGAACGCCAAGATATGGGCCCTGCCGTTGTGTCTCCCGATGCCCCAAGTGATCCAGGCAAAGAAGCTTCTAAAAAAGTAAGTAAGGCTTCACCTCCAAAGACGAAACCATCTAACGCATCAACAAAGATGGAAGAAGTCGAGGAAGATGAAGTTGAAGAAGTGATTGCTGAGACATCTGAGGTAGAGGAAGAGTCGATTGATGAGCGTATCGCTGCTATGGATCTTTCTGATGATGTTTCTGCTCTAACCGATACAGACGGTCTAGAGGAAGAGTTTAAGAAGAAGGCTGCAACAATTTTTGAAGCTGCTATTCGGATGAAACTCAAAGAAGAAATGACTCATCTAGAGGAGAAGTACGAAGCAAAACTCGCCACTCAAATTGAAGAGGCGCAAGAACAAATGGCTGAGAAAGTCGATGACTATCTCAACTATGTTGTAGAAGAATGGATGAAAGTCAATGAGGTTGCTATGGAGCACAAGCTCAAAGCAGAAATCACAGAAGGCTTTATGACCGATTTGAAAGGTCTCTTTGAACAGCACAATATTTCTGTTCCTGAAGAACAGTTCGATATGCTCGACGCAGCAGCTGATAAGGTTGCCGAACTTGAGGATAAACTGAACGAAGCTCTTGAGCATAACATGGAGTTGACCAAAGTAAATGCCAATCTAAAACGGACAGACATTCTACTAGACGTAGCTTCTGATCTTGCTGATACAGAAGTAGAAAAGTTTGCTGGTCTAACAGAAAATATCGAATACACGAGCGAAGAGGACTTTCGTGAGAAAGTTGAAACAATCAAGGAAGGATATTTTCCAAAGGCAACAGCAACACAACCAAGTGATGATACTGCAGCACCAGTAGAAGGAGAAGAAGAAATTGACCTTTCCGATACTATGGGCGCTTATATGTCTGCTATCTCACGAACACACATCCGTGAGAAAGCGGAAGCTTAAAAGTTTTACACACAAAAAGGGAGAAAACTAAAATGTTTCAAACGGAACAACTACAGGAAAAGTGGCAGCCAGTGCTTGGGCACCCTGACCTCCCCGAGATCAAGGACCCATATCGTCGGGCAGTCACAACTGTAATCCTGGAAAACCAAGAGCGTGCAATGCGAGAGGACTCTGAGTTCCTTCGTGAGGCTGCTCCAACCAACTCAACTGGCTCTGGTGTCAGCAATTGGGATCCAATCCTAATTTCGCTCGTTCGCCGTGCCATGCCTTCACTTATTGCTTATGATATCTGCGGCGTTCAGCCAATGACAGGCCCCACAGGTCTTATCTTCGCAATGAAGGCACGTTACACATCACAGGCTGGTACAGAAGCCCTGTTTAATGAAGCCGATACCTCATTTGGTGGTACAGGTACTCATACAGGTTCTGACGTACTTAAAGCTCTAAGTGCTGGTAACTTCTCAACCGGTACAGCAATGTCCACAGCTGCTGCTGAAGCCCTAGGCGACAGTACTGCTAACGCTTTTGCTGAAATGGCATTCAGCATCGACAAGGCCACCGTAACTGCAAAGTCACGGGCCCTTAAAGCTGAATACACAATGGAACTCGCTCAGGACCTCAAAGCAATTCACGGTCTTGACGCTGAGACAGAACTTGCTAACATTCTAAGTTCTGAAATCCTTGCTGAAATCAACCGTGAAGTAGTCCGTACAATCTATCGTAACTCCAAGCAGGGTGCCGCTCGCGACACAACTACCACTGGTATCTTCGATCTTAATACAGACTCCAACGGTCGCTGGTCAGTTGAAAAATTCAAAGGCCTCATGTTCTCTATCGAGCGTGATGCTAACGTAATTGCTCGCGATACTCGCCGTGGTAAAGGTAACATCATCCTTTGCTCCGCTGACGTTGCTTCTGCTCTTACAATGGCAGGTCTTTTGGACTATCAGTCAGCTCTATCTGACAACCTCAATGTTGACTCCACAGGCAACACATTCGCTGGTACACTGAATGGTCGCTTCAAAGTCTACGTTGATCCTTACATGAACATGGGTGTTCCTTATGGTGGTTCAGGTGCTTCTACAAACCAATACTATGTTGTTGGTTACAAGGGTACTTCCCCATATGACGCAGGCCTATTCTATTGTCCTTATGTCCCGTTACAGATGGTAAGGGCCGTGGGCGAGAACAGCTTTCAACCCAAGATTGGGTTCAAAACACGTTATGGGTTGCAGGTCAATCCTTTTGCTGAGAGTTCAGCTGCTACAAACGGTTCAGGCACCGTGGACGCTAATGTTTATTACCGGAGAGTGCAGATAGCAAACTTGATGTAAGAGTTGCTAATAAAAAATAAGAATGAAGGCAACTTTATTCCAGACCTCCCTTCGGGGAGGTCTTTTTTTTGGTCTGCTGTACCAATCTCATTTAGGATGTCTATTCTACTAACGAAACGACTAAATAGTTATATGAGATACAGAATATATTGGATACATAATGACCGTGAGACCGATCCCCCCACAGAGGGATACATTGGTGTTACAACCAAGACCCTAAAACTCCGACTAACACAACACGGTTGGAAAACCAAAGAGACAACCTACACAACATTCTTCCCACAGCCCGATGATAGGATAGAGTTGTTGGAAACCTACACATCCCAAAAGAAAGCTTATGCCAGAGAAGCTGAGTTGAGACCAGAGAGAAACATCGGTCGCAATATTGCTGCTGGTGGAATAGGTGGGAGCTTCCAAAATAAGAGCGACGAGCATAAACAAAAGATAGGTGCTAAAAAGAAAGCGTGGTGGGATAGTCCTGAGGGTCAAGCACATAAGAAGAAACGATCCGAACAGATGAAGGGCAATACTTGGAGAGAAGGTAAAACACCTCACACACGGCACGCTTGTGAGATACACGGTGTAAAATACAATAGCATAAGAGAAGCATCTAAAGCGTTGGGTCTAAACAATAGCACGGTGTGTTATCGGTTAGGCAACGCAACCTACGGCTACAAACTCCTCTAAAAGTTATAAATAGTAATGATTAAAGAGAAGGTATTGTACAACTAGGAGTTAGGCCTTCCGCTCCGAAAACTTTATGAGGAAAATAAAATGGCAGTAGTCGCAACAACTTTAATGGATACCGATTGGCGTGTTCAGGCAAGAGCAAATATCAGTAGTACCAATTCAGGCACGGTATTGATAGATATATCTGGTTTACAAGGATGGGTTGCTGGTTCAAAACTAGCCCTATCTAAAGTATTTTGGTCACTAGGTAGTGGAGTAGTTACATTGAGGTGGGATGGTACTGGTGGTGGAGGCGCCACAACAGAGGATGCAATAGTTTTAAATGGTGGTGGCACATATGGTTACACATCAGGACAACCTGCACTACTTTCAAATGCTGTAGGTACTGATGCTGTTACTGGTGATTTAACGGTAGTCAACGCATCTGCTGCAGTTGGTACTATTATAGTAGAATGTACTAAGATGGCTCTAGACGGATCTGGCTGGTCTGCATAATGGCAGCAACTGATCTTAGAACCGGAGAATACGGAGGCAGTACCAGTACGGTTGATGCTGGTATTGTCGATGCTCTTGCTAGACAGCCTGTGGTGTTTGACTATTCACAGTCAAATCAATTTAAAGTTTATCTACCCATCTTCCCAACAACTGAATGGTTCGTGGTGAGAGCAAACATTCCTGGTGTTACACTGGGTCAGGCCTCACAGTATACACCATTTACCGATATTGCGGTGGTGGGTGATAAATTACAGTATGATAATTTTAATATGACCTTTATGGTTGATGAATCATTAAACAACTATATGGAAATGTATAACTGGGTTAAGAATATCGGGTTTCCTTTCAGCGGTAAAGATCAATTTAACAAACTACCAAGACCGGATAATATTGATTTGGGTAATGGTCTTAAAACTAATACAAGAAGATTTAAAGACGATAAAACAGATCAAGATTCTAATAGTGATAGAAACTTGTACACGGATATTCAGATGACTATTCTGACAAGTAAGAACAATCCTATCGCAAATGTTACTATCTATGACGCCTTTCCTGTTGGTTTAGGTAACATAGAATACAGTCAACAAGAAGGTGACACAGACTATGCGGTTTGTGAAGTATCTTTTGCTTTTAGTTGGTTTGATGTACAATCAAGTAAAGCATAAATAAAAAGAAGCAGTTAAGTTATTGATGAGATGGGTTAATAATCTTCTCACTATATTGTGGAAGCATACATAGGTTAAGGAGCCAATAACCTCTGACTGCTTCACCCTATTTTATTATGAACGTATGAATATTGAAGAACTATATAATGATGTTGAACGGGACTTGAAAATTGATGATACGGAACTAGACCTAGAGTCTATTCGCACTCCTCAAATACACAACAAGTACCTAAAGTTGTACACTAAACATTCTTTGCAGTACAAGAAACTGCAAGATGACTATAAGGTGTTGTATCGTGCCAAGTGGGAATACTACTGTGGCAAGGCACCACCAGATGTATATAAAGAAAAGCCTTTTGACTTGAAAGTTCTAAAAGCTGAGGTTGGTATCTATCTTGATGCTGATATTGAGTTGCAACAACTCAGTCAGAAGGTGGCGTATGCCAAACAGATAGCAGACTACTTAGAACGAATACTAAAGGAGATTAACAATCGCAACTGGACAATAAGAAACACTATTGAATGGAAGAAGTTTATTCACGGTGACTAGTTGTGACTGCCCTAATTGAAAAGTTTAATGAAGCGTATATCCGCATCAAATGTGAACCCGACATCGCAAGAGAGTTATCAGAGTTTTTTTGCTTCGAGGTCCCAGGTGCTCGCTTCATGCCATCCGTCAGAAGTAAGATGTGGGACGGAAGGATCAGATTATTCTCGCCTGGTACTGGTAAAATCTATTATGGACTACTACCGTATGTCCAGAGATTTCTCACGGAAAACGGACACGACTATTCGTTATCAGAAGATTTTGAAAATAGGAATCTTGAAAGAAGTCTTACAGCAAAGTTTGTCTGGTCTCTACAGAAAAAAGGATTCAAGGCAAGAGACTATCAGATAGATGCTATTCATAAGATCATTTGTGATAATCGCGGTCTTATACTTTCTCCTACTGGGTCTGGCAAATCTTTTATCATCTATGCTTTAGTTAGATACTACACACAGAAACTACACGATAAAAAAATATTGATTGTTGTACCGACTACTGGGTTGGTGGAACAAATGTATTCTGACTTTGCTGACTATGGTTGGTTCCCTGATGAGCATTGTCACAAACTCTATGCTGGTTCAGACAAATATACAAATAAAGAAGTTGTTATCTCCACATGGCAATCAATCTACAAACTAGATAAAGGATACTTTAGTCAGTTCAGTGCAGTCTTTGTTGATGAAGCTCATCTGGCAAAGGCCAAATCATTGACTGGCATTATGACCAAACTACATGATTGTAAATATCGTATCGGTCTTACAGGCACACTTGATGGTACAGAAGTACATCGTCTAGTGTTAGAAGGTTTGTTTGCTGTACACGAGCAAGTCACTACTACATCGGAACTGATAGAAAAGAAACAGTTATCACCCTTACATATTCATGTGTTGGTATTGGAACATAATCAGAATGATAAACGAATGATGAGGGGTAAGACCTATCAACAAGAGATGGAGTTTCTATCTACGAATATGAAACGGAATCAGTTTATTCGTAATCTGGTGTGTGCTACCGAAGGTAACATACTTGTGTTGGCTCAGTATATTGAGAAACAACTGATACCACTAACAAAAATGGTAGTAGACCATTGTGGTGATAATAGAACCGTTCATTTGGTGTATGGAGCTACTCCGACAGATGACCGTGAGCGTGTGAGAGAACTTGTTGAGAAAGATACCAATGCTGTGATTGTGGCATCTTATGGAACATTCTCTACTGGTGTAAACATCAAACGAATACACGCAATCATATTTGCTAGTCCTTATAAATCACAAGTCAAAATACTCCAGTCGTTGGGAAGGGGATTGAGAATAGCAGATGACAAAGAGGAACTGGAACTATTTGACATAGCCGATGATTTAGTGTATAATGGAAAAGAAAACTATACAATAAAACATTTACAGGAAAGAATACAAATCTATTCTACTGAAGGGTTTGATTATGATATTATACCTGTCAAACTAGATAAGAATAAATAATAGATATGGAAATAGCTGATAAAGATCAAGAAGGTGCTAACTCTCAATACAAAGTTCTAAAGATGGTATCGGGTGAGGATGTACTTTGTAAAGTATTGCAAGAATATACAGATGCTTATGTAGTAGAGGTACCCATGTCCGTTATTAAAACACAAGTGATGGATAGGCCAGATCATATGGTGGAACATACAGGCCTCCAAAGATGGATAGGATTTACAAATGATATAAAGTATGTAATACCTAAAGAAAAGATATTAGGATTAGCTAACTTAGCTCCAGAAGTAAAACTATATTATAAAATGATATCTCGTAAAGCTAAACAAGAATCTTTATTGGATAAGATGGAAAATAATAATAAATCAGAAGATGAAATATTGAATAAATTAAAGAATAATATGGAGAAATTAGCTGCTATAATGGAAAAAGAAGTTGATACTGAATCTGATACGGAAGAGGAAATTACTTTAGAAGAAAGTGATACTAGAATATTACATTAAGTGGTATCTATTTCCCTTCGCAGGGACATAGCTAAGCTTATCATAGAAATTACAATCTGTCAACCCCAAATTGAAAACTTTATTAGTAGACAGTGTGAGCAGTTTATCAAGAAAGGTATGACAGGAACCCTTGACTTTATCTAACATCTGCGTTATCCTGGTAGATGACTAAACAGAAATAGGAAAAGTCAAATGAAGAAGTTTTGTTACTTAGCAGGCCCCATTGCGGGCTTAACCGAAACAGAGGCAACAACATGGAGAAAAGATGTAGCAACTCGTTTGCGTGATGCATCTAACGGCAACATTATTGGTATCTCACCTCTACGGTGTGAACCAGTTAAACCCGGTATGACTTATACGACACCGGGAGCAGTAGATAAGATGTGGAGTGACCCACGTGCTATCAATGCAAAGAACTGGCTTGATACTGAATCAAGTGACCTAGTGTTGGCATATCTCCCAAAACAAATGAATGACAGACGACCATCTATCGGTACTATTATTGAGATTGGTTGGACGTTGGGTTTGAAAAAACCATTGATTGTTGTCTCTGATGATAACCAGATGTTAGATCATCCCTTAATAGAATGTAATGCGGCTTGGCGTCTAAAAGAACTAGACGATGCTGTTGAAGTAATCTTAGGTCTATTCGGGGATTATGTGTCATAGGAGGACACAAGATGGCCCGTGAAAAAAAGAAACCAATACATTATGTGGACAATAAAGCTTTTCTGGCAGCTATTATAAAAAGAAAAGAACTAATAAAAGTTGCTGAAGCTCAAGGTGAAGGCCCGCCGCAAATCAGTAACTACCTCGGAGAGTGTATCTTGAAGATA